AACTTGCCGATTTATTGTCGTTGCGGTTTGGTGCAAAACTTATGCGGTCGTATGGCCGTAATCAGGTGACTATGCCTGACGGGTCTAAGTGGTTTATTCGCGCCGCCAACTCGAGCGTCGGTCACGGTATGTCATGCGACCTGATTGTTGCTGACGAAATTTGGGATATTGGGTCAACGGTTATTGACGGCGGTTTACTACCAGCCCAGCGCGCTCGACGATCACCAATGTTGTCGGCTTGGTCAACGGCTGGCACAGAAGCAAGTACCGCCATGCAGCGTTGGCGTGAACAAGGGTTGCGCTCAATCGATCGCGGCGAATCATCATCACTTTATTTTGCCGAGTGGTCACCACCACCCGATCTGTCGCCAATGACACCGCAAGCGTGGGCGTATGCAAACCCAGCGTTAGGCAAAACTTTGACGCTAAAAACTATTGAAGCCGAGAGTGAGAACCCTGACCGTGCGTCGTTTTTGCGCGCGTCATGCAACCTATGGGTAGCCAGCGACAAGTCATGGATTGCACCGGGGTTGTGGCCTGAACTCGAGTACACCGACCCTATGCCTGACGGTGGCACAGTCGCCATAGAAACCAGCCTGACCGACGACCGATATTTTGCCACACGCGCAATCGTGCTAGACGACCGACGCACCGTCGTTACCGTCGAGTTTGTTTGCGACACCTACGACGAAATGTTGCAACACGTTGAGCGCCTAGCAAAAAACACGGCAACCAAATTTGCTATCAGCCCGTCAATCGACATTCATTGGCCGCTAGCACTTGAGCGCCGACGGGCAGTTGTCGGCTACGGCGAAATACTCAAATTTACGCCACGCATAAAGTCAATGATCCACGAAAAATTGTTGTGGCATACAGGCGAGCAAATGCTTGCCGAACACGTACAACGCGCCGTCGCCGTACGGTCACAAAACAGCATTGCGTTATCGTCGCAACGCTCACCCGGCCCGATCGAGTTGGCACGATGTTTGGTTTGGTCAGCGGCGCTAGCCAGCCGACCTACCGCGACAGGTAAACCTATGATCGTTGTTGCAGGTGGCTAGTATCTTTCTGGGCGGCCGTTAGGTTCTTACTTTCTCGGTTGACGCTTGGCGGTCGCCTATACACAACGCACAAATAGTTTGGTGGCATACTTAGCGCATGGGCATTTTTAACCGCACCGTCAACAAGGCCGCAATTTCACCGCAACCAACTAAAGCGGCCGCAGCCGGTAGCACAAGTTATTACACCAACAGCGTGAATAACGGCGGCGCACAAATGATCGGTCAGTACTACTCGTACATTGAAGGCCCTGCACGTAATCGTGCAATGAGTGTGCCGACAATTAGTCGAGCGCGCGATCTTATGGCAAGCGTTATTGGTTGCATGAATTTGAAAATGTATACCGAGATGTGGAACAGCGAGGAAATGGAAAAAATGCCGTTAGCGCCACGCACTTGGTTGCGACGCATAGACCCAACATTGCCAAACAATTTTATTTTGTCTTGGACATTTGACGATCTGTTTTTCTTTGGTCGCGCATTTTGGTATATCACAAGTCGCACCGCCGACGGCTACCCAGCGTCATTCACTCGACTGCCAGCCGCGATGATACAAACACTTGATCAGTCAGGCCCAGTTTGGTTTGCGCCGTCAAAACAAATAATTTTTCAAGGCGGCGAACTAGACCCTAAAGACGTTGTGCAATTCTTGTCGCCGATACAAGGCATTATTTATATGAGCGAACAATCAGTTGCAACAGCACTAAAACTTGAAGCAGCGCGCTACCGCAACTCGTCGTCAGCGATACCTGCTGGCATTTTGCGTCAGACAGGTGGCGAACCGTTAAGCGCACAAGAGTTAGCCGATCTTGCGGCCGCATTTAACGCGGCGCGTGAAACTAATCAGACTGCCGCATTAAACGAGTACGTGTCGTACACCGAGACACAAACGAGCCCTGACAAAATGTTGTTGATTGATAGCGCAGAATTTCAAGCAATGGAAATGGCTCGATTGTGCAACATACCGCCATACCTTGCAGGCATATCGGTCGGCTCGTACTCGTACCAGTCAAGCGCCGAAAGCCGCATGGATTTGTGGACATTTGGTGTACGTGCTTACGCCGATTGCATTGCTGGCACACTCAGCCAAAACAGCATTTTGCCAAACGGCACATACGTCGAATTTGACGTAGAACAATATTTAACCGGCGAATATTCAATGGGCGACGATCGAGATACACAAACAGAAATAACAGAAAGAGTAGAGTTACCGTCATGATCAAACTTACCCCTTCACAGATCACGGTTGACGCAGCGGCGGCAGAGGGTTTGCCGTCGCGCTCAATCTCAGGCGTAGCCGTCACATACGACGAAACAGCAACCGTCAATGACGGTACAAAAGTACGATTTTTGCAAGGGTCGTTGCCAGTCACGGGGCGCGACCCGAAACTTTATATGCAACACGACAGCAACCAGATCGTCGGCAAGGTTGTTGAGCGCGTAGACACGCCACAAGGCATGATGTTTACCGCCAAGATCAGCGCCACTCGATTAGGTGACGAGGCGTTGACGCTGGCGAATGACGGCGTAATTGACGCGGTATCGGTCGGCGTAACACCCACAAAATTTAGTTACGACGAACAAGGCGTAATGATCGTCGAAGCCGCCAACTGGTCAGAACTATCGCTAGGCAGCGAAGGCGCGTTTAGCGGCGCGGTCATCACCGAGGTTGCGGCCAGCGCACCCGACGAACCAGCCGAGGGTATCCACGAAACCGAGCCACAAGTAGAGTTAATATCAAAACAAGAACAAACAAAGGACACAAACATGAGCGACAAAATTGAAACCCCAGTAGTCGAAGCAGCGCAAGCAACTGTCGACAAACTTTGGGCACAACCAAAACAAGAATTCAAAATGCCAAGCGCAGGCGAATACCTTGCCGCTATGCACATCGGTGGCGACACCTTTGCAAAAGTCAATCAAGCATTTCAGTCGGCTAACCGCAAAAACCAAAGCGCGTTACAAGCAGCCGCAGGCGACGTACTCACAACCGACACACCCGGTCTGTTGCCAGTACCAGTACTTGGGCCACTATTTCAAGACCTGAACTTTGTGCGACCAGTCGTGTCAGCGTTGGGCGCTCGCGCAATGCCAAACACACCAAGCAAAACATTTATTCGACCAACGATCACAACGCACACAAGCGCAGCAACACAGACCGAAGGTGCAGCCGCGTCAGCAACAACAATGGTGATCGCATCAAACGTCGTCACAAAAACAACCGTTGCAGGTCAAGTCACTTTGTCGGTACAAGACATGGACTTTACAGACCCAGCCGCAATGAACTTGATTTTGAATGACCTTGCAGGCGAATACCTGATCGCAACTGACAACATTGCAGCCGACAACATGGTTGCAGGCAAAACAGCGTCAGGCTCGACATGGACAGTAACCGCAGGCGACCCAACATCGTTGGTGAACTCGTTGTTTGACGCAGCGCGCGAAATCGCTGAGGACAGCAACTACTTCCCGACACACTTGTTCGTTTCACCAGACGTTTGGGAAAAACTCGGTTCACAACTTGACTCAAGCAAGCGCCCATTGTTCCCAGCCGTAAACGGACAAAACTTTGTTCAGCAAAACGGTCTTGGCACAGCGTCAGGCGCATTGAACTACAATTCAATGAACCCACTCGGTTTGCAACTTGTTGTTGACAACAACTTTGCAGCAAGCACCATGCTTGTTGTTTACGCACCGGGCTTTGAGGTTTACGAGCAACAGAAAGGCATTTTGTCGGTTGAAGTACCGTCGACACTTAGCCGCACGTTCTCGTACTACGGCTACTTTGCGACATTCGTTGCCAAGTCGTCGTTCATTCAGTCAATCGCAATCGCCTAGTCGAAAGGCGGCCTAACCGCCTATGGCAACTTATAACACGGCCAGCAAACAACTGCTGGACAACTACGCCGTCGTATCCACGCTTGAGCCAACCACAATCGCGGTTGGTGACAGCGTGGTTGTCGGCTCGTTAGGCGCACCGTTTAACGGCACGTTCACCGTGTTGGCTTGCCCACAATATTTGTACACAGGCATAGACGCGCAAACAGGCGAATGGCTATACAACGAAAACGTACAAGTACCAAACCAAGTTTTGTTTGCTTGCACAGGTAGCAACGTCGAATTTGTTGCGATCTACACCGGCACAGTTTCGTTTACGCCAACGTGTACGTGGATTACGGCCGCAAACCTGATCACGTATTTGGGTGTGTCGATTACTAACCCGTCAGATGATTACACGCTCATTACACAGTCGGTTAGCGCCGCTAACCAGTTTTGCAGTCGCCGACGCGCAGAGGCTGGCTACCACGACGATCTAAGCACAAGCCCGTCAGGTGACGTAACGCTAGGCACTCTCATGTACGGTGCAGCGCTATGGCGTTCGCGTGGCAGTCTTGAAAACGTGTTTGCGTCGTTTGACAACATGGGTACAGCACCGCAACAATCATTGACACCGATCGTTAAACAGTTGTTAGGTATTGACCGACCAGCGGTGGCATAGTGCCTGCACCATACACCGATCTACTAAACGAGGCGATTGACGACCTGACCGCAACGCTCACAGCCGTCACAGGCTTACGCGTCATCAACGACCCAACAAAGTTAGTTCCAAATGCCGTTTTTCTACAAGCGCCAAGTTTCACGACGATCGCTGGTAACGGCAACATCGTGCGCGTCGACTTTCCGATCAAAGTTGTCGGTAGTGGCCCAGCAGGGCTACCCGTGTTGCGCGAAATCTTACAGATCGCCGCAACGGTGCTTGGCTCGAGCGTCATTGTCATGTCGGGTCGCCCCGGCACGTTAGATATTGGCGGTCAAGAATACCCGTGCTATGACCTAGCGGTTGGGGTGCAAGCGCAAACAGCGTGAGCATACACACCGTCACGGTTGCAGTATGGTAAAACTATAGATACAACAGCAAAGGATTAACACATGGCAACTAGCACCTATCTTTCAAACCCAGTCGTGCTGATCGGCGCAACAAGCGCGTCAACAACAGACATCACCGACCAAGTATCGGCAGTAACCGTCAACTACGTTGTCGAAGCACTTGAGGACACCGCGTTCGGCTCAACTGCACGTACCAACACCGCAGGCCTGCAAAACAACAGCGTCACTTTGACCGTGTATGCGTCATACGCAACAAGTGAAAGTTACGCAATTTTGTCGGCGCTGGTCGGCACAAAGTGCTACATCAAAGTAACCCCAGCAAGCGGCGCAAACTCAGCGACAAACCCCGGCTTCGAATTGACAAACACTTACCTAAGCGCATTACCAGTTATCAACGCAAACTTGGGCGAGTTGTCGACATACGACATCGAACTTATGGGTGGCGCGTACACAGTCGACGTAACGTGATCTAACGTGCCGTAACTGGCCGAGAACAGGACAAGGACACATGAGACTAAAACTAAAAGTTGATTTAAACGACGGCACAACCCCAGTCGAATTAACGACCAATATGTTTGTAATTTGCGAATGGGAAAAAACCGAAGGTCGCAAAATAAGTGACGGCAAAGGTATCGGCTACAGCGATCTAGTTTGCTGGGCGTACCATTTGCTAAAACTTAGCGGCGAAAAAATGCCTGCAACATATCGTGACTGGGTTAAAGCAAACCCAAACATGACCATTGAGGCGATTGACGAGACAGACCCAAACCCTACGGCGTAGGCAGTTACCGACGGCAACTAGCCGAATTGTTAGTTGCAACAGGGTACTGGCCTACGAATATTGAGTTTGACACGCGTGACCTGATAACGGTGATTACGATATTGAATAAGCAAAAGAGGTAACGCGCATGGCAGTTGACGCAACGATAGAGGTCGCAGGCATTAAAGACGCTTTACGTGTGCTTAATAAAATTGAGCCGGGCGCTCGACGTGAATTGACACGCAACTATAAAAAAGTTATGGAAGGCGTACGGCAAGACGTAAAAGACAGTATTCCGTTTGGGCCGCCATTAAGTGGCATGGCTTACAACTGGACAACTAAAAGCGGTACACAAATATTCCCGTGGGCTGATCACAACAACAATGTGCGTGTCGGTGTATCGGGTAAAAAAGTGCGCGAGTTCTCAGGGTTTTTGACTAACTTGGCTACGTTTTATTTGCGTTACGACGGCCCGTCAGCAGTCGTTGTCGACATGGCTGGTAAAGGTAAAGTGCCGACAAAACAAGGTGCAATTATGGTTGCTAATTTGTCGCGCAAATTTAGATCACCGTCACGATTTTTGTGGCCGGCATGGGAACGAAACAAATCACAAGTCATTGACGAAATAAAAGCATTGGTTGACGATTTAATGCGTCGCACTAGTCGAGAGTTAATGTAATGGCAGTTGTAATACCTATTGTCAGCGAGTTTGACGGCAAAGGCGTTAGCAAAGCGCTTAAACAATTCCAACAGTTAGAGACCGTCGGCGAAAAAGCACAGTTCGCAATTAAAAAGGCAGCAGTACCAGCAGCGGCCGCACTAACGGCGGTTGCAGGGGCAATGGGTTTGGCGGCTAAAGCGGCAGCCGAAGACGAACAGCAACAAGCAATTTTGGCTAACACTATGCAAAATGTTGTTGGTGCTACTGACGCAACGGTTGCAGCGACCGAGGACATGATTGCGGCTATGTCGAGGGCGACTGGTACGGCTGATAGCGAGTTGCGACCAGCGTTTGCCGCGTTACTTGTCGGCACTAAAAACGTCGGTGAAGCAACCGACGCATTGTCACTTGCACAAGATGTCTCGATAGCAACTGGCACAGATTTAGCGACGGTCAGCGACGCGTTGGCTAAAGCGTACGCAGGCAACATGAAAGGTTTACA